GAGGTTCCAACCAAATGTCCTTTGGATTATGATTGCCCAGATAAATTTCATCGTAAATCACCCATGCCGGCTACTTGCCCTGATGATGGTTGCGAACCTCAAGATTGTTGTAATCCAAATACGTATTGTACGTCTATGGGTACCTGCCCTCCGGGGCGGCAGATGAAGCCCGGAGCAGCTACTATAATGTGCGCCGGTGCAGAATGTCAGGACAAGGAATGTTGCGAACCTATTCCGCATGAAAAATGTACAAATTTCCCTTGCCCCAAGAATTATTCTCTTAAATCGGGGGCGGCAGGTATTACATGTTCTGCCGTCACTTGTGCTGATGAGGAATGTTGTGCTCCAGACCCCAAGCCTACATGTGGAACCGATCCAGTGTTATGTCCTTATGGTTATGAAAATAAACCCGACGCGCAAAAAATTGCATGTGAGACCTATAATTGTAGTGAGGCGGATTGCTGTATATCCGAGCCACCAAAACCAAATATAACAGACATTAAGAAGACAAGTGAGGTTGATAATAGACAATGGATCGATAATAGTCAAAGAACCCATAATATTGACCATGATGATCATCAAGTTCATAATGTCGTCCAGCATGACCCACGCCTATTTTCATCAGCAACCGAGATTAGCAACCCGGGTAGAAACTCCGTTTTTTATCCAGGTGCAACCTTTATTGTAATTAATAACAAAGATAAAAAGGGGACAGACCCCAACACGTATATGCACTATGACGCATGGGGGACACCAAAAATGCCACATGAAACACGCACAAATAATATGTTTTCCGGTTATGGATCACCATCGTCACATTTTACGGGACCAGTCAATGACGACGATCCTTTTGCCACTATGTCACCCTCTAGCGATTCAACACAATTCGGTCCAACAGCATTTAACACTGATCTCTATATTAAAAATTAATAGTTGTAAAAAAAATATTTATAATGTATATATTATGTCTTATAAATATGCTTTAATAACATTTTTAGGATTGATCATTGTTTTAGGTCTTCTGGCACCTAAGTATAGAGAAGGTTTAACCGGAGATGAGTCCGCGCCGGCACCCGGAGGAGCGCCAGCGCCCGGACCATTAGGAGCAGCGGCGCCCGGCGGCGCACCAGCGCCCGGACCATTAGGAGCAGCGGCACCCGGCGGCGCGCCTGCTCCGGGCGGATCTCCGCCGCCGCCGCCACCCAAAAAACCCCCCACGCCTGCGGGTGCAGACTCACCTTCGGGAAATGTACCTATAATTAATATTGTTTCTGGCGATAACAACAGCACAGCGCCTACTAGCGGTAGTGATGATGGGGGGGCACCACCATCGCCGGGAAAGCGTCCATATGAGTTTGATCCGAAGGCTGCTGAAAAAGCAGCACAGGGTTGGAGAGATTCACAAGATAAAAAATGGGCTGCTCGCCGTGCTGAGGCCAAGAAGAAGGCGCTTGCCAAATACAATCTTGATGAAGATAAATTGGATGATCAGAGAAAGGCTTCATCTGAGGCAAGGCGAGCGAAACAACAAGCAGAATTTGCTTTTATTGCAGAACGCCAAGCGAAAGACAAAGCGCGCATTAAAAAAAGTGAGCCCCCATCTTCCTCCGCGCTGCCATCACTATTAAATGCTTCGGATCCGGTTCTGCCCGGTGTGAACATGGGTTCTAAAAGAAATTCCTGTGAGTTTTTTAATTGTGGTGATGGTTATCAAACGAAATCTAGTTCTGTTACTGAAGAACAGGTGCGGGCTGCTGTAGATGCAGCTACTAATGCAGAAGCTGCTGTTGCAATGTATAAAAAGAATGCAGATTTAGCGGCAGCGGCGGCCTTGGTGGGTCCTAGCTGCACAGAAATATGGGCAGAGGAAGCGGCTACACTTTATGCAGCCGCAGTAAAGAAGTCGGCGCAAACTAAAATAGCTGTCGAAACGATTAAAAAGAAGGCAGTCTTCCCGGCATTTTGTTCTGGAAGTGAATGTACCAAGGATGAGTGCTGTGAGATAATTCCCGGAAGTGAAGAGAAATGTAAAACTGGTTGTGGTGGTTGCGGCAATTGTCTAATAGAGAGTGGGGCTGTTGGTCCTCAAAATACAAAGGTTGATACAACAACTGGACCATTTGTGCGTAATTTCTTTGAGGGTACGGAAGTATTTATTACTCCTGAGGGTGAACCGCATGCACAGCATTCAGGGCGCAATGGACGGCGGCGAGAGAGACGTCATTATTCAGATTATCATAAATCATATAAGGAAACAGTGCACCACTATCCTCAAGAATCAATTCGCTTTGATCTCTTAACCCCTGTTCCATATTCAGATGCAATGGCAGCACCCATGGGTCCAGGACGCAGGCAAAATCCTCATCTACCAAAACCAGCTTTAGAGCAATTATCTTTTGCAGATCGCAAAATTAATAATATTGATTAATTTTTGATAATAATAAAATTGAATTAATTTTCTTGAACATATTAATTTCAAGAAAATCTAATACACTATTGTAAAATGAAAATTATCTCAAAAACAACAAAGGCAGGGATGATGCGATTTTGGTTCGAAGAATCTCTTATGGGATTTTTATATAATACTTTCCGTAGTTGTAAAAAGCCGCCGGAAGTTTTTGAAATGCAACATTTGCATCAATGTATTTATTGTACAGAGATATCTGAACTTTATGTCTGCGTGCAGTGTCGCCGTTTTAATATGTATAAAAAACTTATTGCTACTGCAATAATCCAAATGTGGTGGCGTGAAATTTTATTAAAGCGTAAGCTAGCGCGCATACATGAGTCCTACATGTCCGCCGCTGATGATGAGGACATTGTATCTCTCTTCGAAGACGCGTAAGTCAAAATTATAATCATTTTGTTGCCAAATTTCTTTACGAACGCCAATAATTGCGCCCGACGGATCGCAAATAACGTCAAAATTGGAATTAGGATTTAGCGGTGGCTGCACAGTGTTGAATTCTAAGTTTATTTTTTTATATTTATTAAGATTCATTGCCCCTGAAGGTTGATATTCGCGCTGATTGCTATTCAAACAGAAATTATAACAATATAAGCCGTCCTTCGCGTTGCCAGTAGTACGAATATATTTTTCTACCCATGTCCATAATCCCGCGGGAAATACATCTTCACGATATTTTCCATCCATAAGAATTGCCATATCTATCATAATATCTTTTATATTTTCACTTTGTAAGCAATTATAATAGACTATGTCTGTAGGTATGCCAAGTGCCGCCCCACCCCCGCCAGCTGGCGGATTACTTGGTTGTACAGGCAATACGTTTGTATAAGGCCAATTTGAATAATTAGTCCATTCATTGCGCAGATTTGCGTCGCTGCGGCGGAATCGCCACATCATACTTGCTGCCATATTTCGCCCGTTTTGAATTTCCGCTGTTGCCGAGCCTGTAACATTTAGAAAATCATGCGTATGTGTTTCTTTAATCAAAAAGGTTTGATCACTAGCGGCAAGCAAGCGTCTTTCATTAATAGAGAGAAATACGTAATTTGCAATGAGATGAATATCAGCATCCCAATCCTGTCTTGTATTTGGATATATATTTTGACTTGCATCAATTATTCCCCCTCCTGGCGCAAATTGTACGTTAGGCGGACATAAGAATCGATAAATATTATTAAGTTCAGTACTTAATTTTGGGGAGATATAAGGAAAATTACCCGAGGGATCATTGACATCCCTTATCCGGAATATATCAGATATCGATTTGAAAATAATCTTAATATACACAGGCTGATATTGCAGACTTATAAGCGGTAATGCCGTTTTACTTTCTGCGCAGAACCAAGAATCCAAAGGTATATATAATTGTCTTCCACGGATGGAGGGTTCTAGTTGGTTGCAACTTCCATCATTTACTGAATTAGGATATGAATTTACCCGTCCATTAGCATTTGCTGGGTCATTAAGTTCGGGTACGTGTCCGATCATTTTATTCCATTGTTCTTTTTTTGCATCACTAAAATCTCTTTGCACCATTGCGTATAGCCATTCACCTGGATATTGTGCAAGAACGCTACCGCCACTATATACTTGTATCTCTTCAATCATTTCGGCACCTAAATTATCAATCCACCGAAATCCTAATTCTGCCCAGTTGCCTGATACATCTTCATTCCAAGATAATGGGCTCCAAATATTAGGAAGATTTACTACTACATAAGTATCAAAAATAAGATCGGCGTAGCGCGGAACCTTGAAAATAAATTCACTTGGCTCATCATAATGAAGTCGCCGTTGACCTTGATAATCAAGGCGAAATTTTTGCATACCGAAATTAGTATATTTATTATACGTTGCCTTGAAAAATGTTTTTTTAGGATTTCCATTTAAAATAACGTTTTCTGGACCTTCAGAAATTAATGTCATTAGACCTCCTGCCATTAAATTATAAGTATAAAATTATTTAAATACTAATTTATTGATTTAGGATCATTATTAAAATATATAAAATATATATATGCCTAGCTCGAACCCTATTTATGAAACAACTAAAGACATGTTTAATCAATTGAAGGCGCAAGGAATTGCCAGATATACGATGATGCGATGGTTTTTATGGTTTACAGCAGCAATGATAGTTTTGGGTATTTATTATTATTATAGGTACCAGATAAAGAAAGAGTCAATAGACCTTAAAAACATGAGTACTGCTTTAGCAACGGTGCCTATAACTTTATCACCATTATCAGGAACTACAGGTGCTTCTCAGTACAAGCTTCGTGATTACTATATAGCGTCAAGCTATAATTCTTGTTGTCCGGGAGATTTCCTTGATGATTATGTTTCGCTAGATGCCTTACGCAATGTTATTAAACGTGGCGTTCGTTTTTTAGATTTTGAAATTTATTCGTACAAGGGGGAGGCAGTAGTGGCAGCTAGTCCGATCCAAAATTTCCATTTTAAGGGTACCTATAATAGTATACCTATTGGTGAGGTTTTTCAGGCTGTAAATAGCTATGCATTATCCTCAGCGTGCCCAAACCCTAAAGATCCTTTATTTCTTCATCTACGTATTAAGTCAAATAATATTGATATTTATAAAAAGATTACGAAAGCATTAACATCTAATTTTAATAATTTGCTTGCTCAAACTAGTGCGGAATTTGCAGATGAATCTCATGGTGAAAATATTACAAACAAACCTATTATGGACTTTAGGGGTAAAATATGCATTATATGTGATCATCCTACGAAGAATTTCCGCGGCACCTCGCTAGAGGAACTAATTAATTTAGTTTCAGGTGGTAATTTTGTAAGAGGATTACGTGAGCATAATGTAGAATATGCTTCCGATATGAATGAGTTAATGGAACATAATAAGAAAAATATGTCTATTGTATTGCCCGATTTAAATTCACTTGATACAAACCAGAATGCAGCTTTGCAGCAAAAATATGGTTGTCAATTCACATGTATGAGTTATCAAAATTTAGATGCAAATTTAGAATATTACCTTAAATTCTTTGCAAATTCAGCATTCGTTTTAAAACCTGCAAATCTTCGCTACGAACCAACTACTATCAAGAAGCCTCCTCCGCAAGATCCATCACTTTCATATGCACCCCGCAGCATTTCTATGCCACAATTCCAAGGTAGTATTTAATTTTATATTTACTTATATTAAGTATGAAATATCCCAAAGAATGTATACAAGGTAAAAAAAAGTTGAGTTATGAAGATTGTGAACTTGCTATACTTCGCAGTGCGGTTGATAAAGTACAGGCACGTGAAGGTGGAAAATTATTGCATACGAGTGCAGTACAAAAAATAATTGAAATTGTTGAAAAATTTCTACAAAATAAAAAACGTATTTGTTACGGAGGAACTGCAATTAATAATATATTGCCCACAGAATTTCAATTCTATCATAAGGATGTTGAACTGCCTGATTACGATTTTTTCTCTCCGGAACCACTTAAAGATGCCAAAGAGCTTGCCGATATTTATGCAAAAGAAGGATTCACTGAAGTAGAAGCAAAGTCTGGTATGCACGGAGGAACCTTCAAAGTATTCGTTAACTTTATCCCCGTTGCGGATATTACAGATATGCCTAAGGGGTTATACAATTCAATTAAAAAACATAGTATTGCCAAAAATGGGATTTATTATGCACCACCTGACTATTTGCGCATGGCTATGTATCTAGAACTATCTCGACCAAAAGGAGACACATCTAGATGGGAAAAAGTTTTAAAACGTCTTCTTTTATTGAATAAAGTATATCCTTTAAAGGGTCGTGATTGCGGTAGCATTGAGGTTCAGCGTATGTTTGATCAGCCTGGTGGCTTTAAAGAAAAGAAAATCTTTTTAATCACCCGCGATTCTCTCATTAATCAAGGTGTTGTTTTTTTTGGTGGATTTGCTAATCGATTATATTTGCGACATAATAAGTATTTTCATGATAAAAAGGTTCTACTGGTTCCAGATTTTGATGTCTTGTCAGAAGATCCAGAACAAACGGCAAAAATATTAGCTCGGAATTTAAAGGACGCCAATATTTCAAAAATAAAGGTCGTCAAAAGAAAGGCGGTAGGTGAAATTATATCAATAGCCTATGAAGTGCGTGCGGCGGATGAAACATTGGTGACTATTTATAAACCATTAGGATGCCATAGTTATAATATACTCCAAAAATACAATAGAAATATTAAGATTGCAACTATTGATACAATGCTTAGTTTTTACTTAGCATTTCTCTATGCTGATCGTGATTATTATGATCCTCAACGACTCTTATGTATGAGTGAATATTTGTTTGATGTGCAGCATGCAAATAGTCTCTCACAACGAGGTATTTTAAAACGTTTTAGTATTGATTGCTATGGTAATCAAGCAACACTAGAAAGCATACGTAAAGAAAAAACTCAATTATATAAAGAATTAAAAAATAAAAGAGGGAGTCAGGAATATGAATGGTATTTCTTACGTTATGTACCTGCTGATAAATTATTAAAAAAGGAAGAACATAAGAAAAAAAATAAAAGTAAGAAAAAGAAGAAAAAGAAGAAGAA